GAGCGGATGGCCAACGGCGGGAAACAGAAGGCCACGAGCCATCCCGTGTATCGCCTGCTCCACCAGCAGCCAAATCCCTGGCAGACGGCCCAAGAGTTCCGCGATTGGATGACCGGCATGTATCTGCACTACGGTGCGAGCTACGCCGAGATCCGCCCAGGTGCTCGAGGTGCCGTGTCAGAACTGTGGCCGCTGCACTCCAGCCGCATGGAGGCAGAGCGGTTGTCTGATGGCAAGCTGCGGTATCGGTACCGCGAGCCAAGTGGCCAGCAGACGATCTACAGCCAAGAGCAGATTTTCGCCCTGCGATTCACGACCGAGGACGGCATAAAGGCCATCCCCACCTACAAGATTTTCCAGAACGCCATCGGCCTGGCCCAAGCCCTTGAGACACACGGCAGCACCTACTTCGGAAACGGTGCCCGGCCCGGCATCGTGCTGGAGAGTGACAACCCGATTCCCATTGAGGCGGCCGAGCGACTCCGCGAGCAGTGGGAGCGGATGCACCGTGGTGCCGATCGGGCTTTCCGCACAGCTGTGCTGCCTAACGGCGTGAAGGCCCACGAGCTCAGCGGCTCAAACGAAGCAGCCCAGATGCTTGAGAGCCGGGCTTTTCAAGTGGTTGAAATCTGCCGGGCGTTTCGCGTGCCGCCCCACATGATCCAGATGCTGGACCGCAGCACGTTCAACAACATCGAAGTGCAGGGCACAGAGTTTGTGCAGCACTGCCTGCTGCCTCACCTCAAGCGGTGGGAAGCAGCCATCAGCCGTGACTTGATCGTAGATGACGAGAAGTATTTCGCAGAGCACAGCGTCAGTGGCCTGCTTCGCGGCGACCACGCAAGCCGGTCTGCCTACTACGTTTCTGCCCTGCAAAACGGCTGGATGACGGTAAACGAGATTCGTGAGCTCGAGAACCTTAACCCGATCGGCCCGCAAGGCGATCAGCACTTCATTCAGCTGAACATGACCACGCTGGAGAAGGCAGGCGAGCCACAGCCGCAAGATCCGCAGCCGATGCCGCAGGACACGCTGGGCGAGCCATCGGACGGCACGCCAGAAGACGATGCCGAAGACACGACTACCGCCCAGGAGGTGCCGACGAATGGAACTTGAGCGCCGCGACTTCGCCTTTGACGAGACTGACGAGCTCATCGTTGAGCAGCGTGCTGACGGCCGGGCAGCCATCATCGGCTACGCCGCCGTCTACAACCGCATGAGCCTTGACCTGGGCGGGTTCAAGGAAGAAATCCTGCCGGGTGCTTTTGACAAGGTGCTGAGCCGCCAGCGTGGCAAGCAGGACGTGGTGGCCCTGTTCAACCATGACAGCAACATCGTGCTCGGTCGCACCTCAAGCGGCACACTGGAACTCTCCAGCGATAGCAAGGGGCTGCGGTACGTGGTCACTCCGCCCGTGAGCCGTGCCGACGTTCTGGAACTCATCGCCCGCAAGGACGTGGCTGGCAGTTCATTCGCGTTCACGGTTGGCAAAGACGGGGAAGCGTTCCGCACTGGCGACGGTGGCCAAGCAATCCGCCAGATCCGCGAGGTGAGCGGGCTGTATGACGTTGGCCCAGTGCTTACGCCTGCGTACCCGTCAACGTCTGCCAGCGTCGCCATGCGTTCATACGAGGCATGGATTGCATCGCAGTCCGCCGAAGAGCCGGCAGTTCGGGCGGTTAGTTCGCGTTCGGCCTTGCGGGGCGTCGCCGCCGCCTGGGCTGCCACCTTAAGGCTGAAGAATGTCTGAGGCCCGCTGCACCTGCGGCGAGAAGTTGCGGTGCCGTTCCTCTCGCCCGTGTGGCGAAGAGCGTCAACAGTATTTGCGTTGCCCGCGATGCGGCGCTCGTGCTGTCGTGTTTGTAAAAACAACACATTCGGAAGTCCGGTTCTGCAAGAGGCCGGCACGCTAGAGGCACAGTGGAATCCATCGGCAATACCGCCGGCGGAGATATACCACGTGGACAACCTCAAGAAGCTGCAGGACGAGGCCGTTAACCTCGCCAACCGTATCGACGCCGTGCGTGCGATCGAGAGTACCGATGCCGACAAGATTGCCGAGCGCGATCTTGAACTCGAGGCGATGAACACCGAGGCCGGCAAGCTGGCCAAGCGGATCGACTTTGAGAAGTCGGTGGCTGAGTCGGCCAAGAATCTCCGCAGCGTGGTTGACCGCTGCACGCCGGCCCCCGAAGTGACCGAAGAGCGTAGCGACAAGACCCGCATCGAAGCGGTTCCGTTCTCGGGCCGGCTCCGTGCGTTTGAGAACGCCAAGGACGCCTACTCGGTGGGCATGTGGTTCAAGGCTAAGAGCGGCGACGCCGACGCGAAGCGGTGGTGCCATGACCACGGCGTTGAGGCTCGTGCCCAGGGCTCGACCGGCGCTACGACCGGATCTGCATTCGTGCCGGATTCGTTGTCATCGGCCGTGATTCGCTTAGTTGACCAGTACTCCGCGTTTGCGCAAAACGCCACCAACGTGGTCATGCCGAGCGACGTGCTGCTGTTCCCGCGACGGACGGCCGGTGCGACCGCGTACTGGATCAATGAGAACTCGGCCATCACTGCGAGCGACCCCACTTCCAATCAGGTCACTCTGACTGCGAAGAAGGTCACGGGTGCGGTGACGATTGCGAGCGAGCTCCTGCAGGACTCCATCGTGTCGATCGCCGACTGGATCGCTGCTGAGCTCGCCCTGACGCTCAGCAACGCCGTGGAAGAGGCTGCGTGGAGCGGCAACCCCAGCAACGCCCCAGCGGTTGCCGGGCTCGTCACGACCTACACGGGTGGCCTGCTGGCGGCGTCTGCTGCCACCTATGCCGCCTCGCTCGTGACGGCTGCCGGTGACACGCCCGACGAGGTTACCAAGGCCAACCTGCTGGCCATGATGGCCAGGGTTCCGCAGCACTCACGTGCCGGTGCCAAGTGGTTCTGCTCGCCGTTCTTCTTCGCGGCGTGCATGCAGAACCTTGACTTGGCCCAGGGCGGTTCGGTTGGTCTGTCGCAGGGCATGGGTCCGACGTTCCTCGGCTCGGAAGTCGTCCTCACCGACCGCCTGCCGGCCGGTGCGGACTCGACGGGTGCCATCATGGCGCTGTACGGCAACATGGCCAACAGCTCCTACTACGGCATCCGCCAGGCCATCGAGATCGCGTCCAGCGATCAGGTGAACTTCCTGTCGGATCAGACCGTGATCCGTGCGGTGGCTCGCGTGGCGATCACGCACGCTAACCTCGGCACCTCGACGGTAGCCGGCCCGATCATCGGCCTGGTCGGTGCGTGAGCCTGACGGCTTGACGTGAAGTGCAAACTGGGCGGGCCGCTCCAAACCGGGGCGGCCCGCTCTCGTTTGCGAGGTTGACAATGCTGGTCAAGGTCGGCGGCACGGAAGTTGACATCCGTGTGGAAGCCATCCTGTCGATGCCCAGGTTGAGTTTTACGGCCAACCATTTCGCCTGGGCTCAAGCACTGATGCCGCTCGGCATTCGCCCCACGATGGGTACTGGTGCGTTCTGGAGCCAGGTGAATACCCGCCTGATGGAGCAGTTTCTCGACTCGGCGGAATATTTGCTGCTTGTCGATTACGACAGTTTTTTTCGCAAGGAAGACGTAGAGCACCTTTTCGCCCTGGCGATGACCTTCCAGTGCGACGCCATCACGGGCCTGCAGACGAAACGGGAAGACGGCCGCCCGATGCTCACGCTGAAAGGCATGCTGGACAACCCGCCGCCAGACGGCAGCACCAAGGTGGATAAGGCGTGGTTTGCCGAGCCGGTGCAGGAAGTGGACTCGGCCCACTTCGGGCTGACTGTCATCAGCACGGCCGCACTCAAGCGGTGCAAGAAGCCGTGGTTCTGGGAGCATCCCGATCCGAATGGAGGCTGGGGCGAAGGCAGATTGGATTCGGACATTGCATTCTGGAAGACGTGGCGTGCCAGCGGCAATCGCGTTTTCGTCTCGCCCCGCGTCGTGCTTGGGCACGGCGAGTACGTGGTGACGTGGCCCGGTAAGAATCTCAGCAGCCCTGTTTTCCAGTGGGCCACAGAGTTCACGAACACGCTGAAGCGTCCCGAG